TTAGAGTCACAGACTGGATTTACTCTTGGTCGATCAACAGAAATCACAAGAGACGAACTAAAGTTCAGTAAGTTCATTGATCGTATTCGTGCTCGTTTTAGTACTCTGTTTGATGAGTTAATGGAACGACAATTAGCACTCAAGGGCATTTGTTCTGTTGATGAATGGAAGAAACTTAAAGAGACCATTCACTATGACTTCCTTAAAGATAATAACTTTATGGAACTTAAAGAAGCAGAATTAATGGCTGCAAGATTACAACTCATGACACAAATTGATCCATATGTTGGAACTTATTTCTCCAAAGCATGGGTCAAGAAACATGTCCTACATTTTGACGAAGAAGGCATTGAGAGAATGGAAAAGGAATTGGCAGAAGAACAAGCAATGGAACCAGAAGTTCCAGTTGCTGCTCCTGCTGTTGGTGGTGCTCCTCAAACTGCTGCTGCGCCGCAAGCGCAATCAGCAAATGGCATTGACCAAGCATTTAATGCTCAAATTACTAAATAATAATTGGAGATAATTATGGAAACGATCGATTTAGTTAATGCTGCTGTTGCTGGTGATCAAGAAGCATTTAAAGCTGCTTTTGATTCTGCAATGGCTGCTCGTGTTAGTGATGCATTAGAAGTAAAGAAAGTAGAAATTGCGTCTTCACTATTAACACCAGAAGTAGAAACAAATGAAATTGAAGGAATTGAGACAGAAGTTGACGGAAGCTCCGATGCAGTCGAAGCAGATGTCAGCGACACCGCCGCAGAATAAAAATGCTGGCGCTGAATTGCGCCAAAAATTAAATGCTGCGAAATCAACATTGGGAATTAAAGATCTCAATGTTAGCGCAGCTGCATCTGGTCACGAGAAGGTGATGAAGGCTGTCGAAAAAAATCCAAAAATTCCATTTAATCAAATCTTGAATAAACTATCATCAAACGAAAGAAGCAGTTATATTGCTGCAACTTCGCAGGTTCCATCAGATGCATTGGGATCAGATGTTCCAATGAATCGTTTTCGTCGCCAATTACAAGTATTGAAACCTAGTGCTGCTAAAAAGTCACTAATGAATTCATACGACATTCTTGATGGCGATCAATTGTGTGAAGCAACATTGCGTGATGAAGTTAGCCCACCACCAATGCTTGTATTAAAAAGAACAGGCATTCGTATTTTCCCTGATGGTCGTCGTGTTGCAATGTATGTCAATGACAAAATGGGATTAACATTTACAATTCCATATCGTCCAACAGGCACAAAGACAGATGACGCAACTGTTCCTGGATCTGTATCAGAAGAGATCATGGAAAGCCTTGAACAAGTTGCAGCGTTTGCACAACAAGACAATGTAACATCACACGCAAAGCATATGAAATTTGCTGACGGTAGCAAATTAAAAGTCAGTCATGGTGCAGCAAAAGCCATTCATATGGTTCATGGCGCATTAAATGACGAGAACAAAAAGAAATTTGCTGATATGCTCACAACTCCAAAGGGATTCGAGAAAGCTGCTCATTTTGCATTGAGCAAAGTAAAATTCTCTATTGGTGACAAATGAGTTTAGTATCAGAAATTGTCAGAGAAATTATTGCTGAAGCCAACATTCAAAAAATTGGTCGCAAAAAACTTATTCGCGCTCGTATTCGTGGCGGCAAAGTTCAAAGACGAAAAGTCTTTTCTGCTGTAAAAGGTTTTACGATTCGTGGCGGCAAACTCGTTCGTATGAAACCGCAAGAAAGATTGCGCAGAAAAATGGCTGCACGAAGAGCAAAAGTAAAGCGTAAAGCAAAGATGGCTCGAGCATTAATTAAAAGAAAAAGATCTCTCATGAAGAGAAAGGCATTGGGGATACGATAATGAAACTAATCACAGAAACAATCGAATCTGTAAAGATGATCACCGAAGAAAAGAACGGTGTAAAAACTCTTTACATTCAAGGTCCATTTCTCGTTGCAGAAATGAAGAATCGTAACGGTCGTATGTATAAGACTGACACTCTTGCAAAAGAAGTTGGTCGCTACAACGAAGAATATGTTTCTAAGAATCGCGCATTTGGTGAATTGGGTCATCCTGATTCTCCATCAATCAATTTAGACCGAGTATCACACTTGATCACCTCACTCAAGCAAGAAGGTAATCAGTTTATCGGTAAAGCGAAAATTCTTGAAACACCAATGGGTAAAATCGCCAAGTCCTTAATGGAAGGCGGTGCTACTCTTGGTGTATCGTCACGAGGCATGGGTTCACTTAAAGAAGTGGATGGTGTCAATGTGGTTCAAGACGACTATTATCTAGCCACAGCGGCTGATATTGTAGCGGATCCATCCGCGCCAGGTGCTTTCGTTCAGGGTATTATGGAAGGCAAAGAGTGGGTTTGGGATAATGGCGTAGTCAAAGAACTTGATGTTAACGCTTATTACAATCAAATCAAGAATGCAAAGCAAAAACAAATTGACGAGATCTCCTTAAAAATATTTGAGAACTTCTTGTCAAAACTTTAAAATTTATAAATAATATTACTTCTTCAGGAGTTTAAAACAATGAGTAAGACATTATCAGAATCCGCTGCAGAAATCCTAAAGGCATCAATGTCAGCTGCCAAGGATCCAGCGCAAAAATTACCAGCCGAACAAGATGATCTTGGCGGTGTAACAAACGAAAAGCCAGAAGGCGACGATGTCGGTAAGAAGGCTGCTGCTGCCGTTGGTGAAGCACCAAAACCTGGCAGTTCAACAGTTGCTGGCGATAAGAAAATGAATTCAGTCAAATCAGCAAGTATTGCAAAGCCAGTTGTTGGCAGCGTACAGCCTGGACTTGGCGAAGAAACAGAATCTTCTGAAGAAGAAGAAGTTATTTCTGAGATTCCTTCTATCAACTCTGAAGAACTACCTGTCGTCGAAGCAAAGCACGAAAAGGAAGAAGAGGAAGAAGAAGAGGAAGATGAAGAAGAAGATGAGAAGGCTATGAAAGAAGCCTATAAGAACGACATGAAGAAAAAGCATGCCAAGTCAATGGCAGAAGATGTCGACGCTCTCTTCAATGGCGAATCACTCTCTGAAGAGTTCCGCACAAAAGCAACAACAATCTTCGAAGCAGCAGTTAACTCAAGAGTTGACGCTATCCTAGAAGATATGATGACAGAAAACGATGCAATCCTTGCCGAAGCAGTTGAAGAACTCAAGAATCAAATGTCAACACAGGTTGATGAGTATCTAAACTATGTTGTTGAGCAGTGGGTTCAAGACAATCAAGTTGCAATCGAAGCAGGTCTTCGCGCTGAACTCGTTGATGACTTCATTGGTGGTCTCAAGAATCTATTCGCAGAACACTATATCGAAATCCCAGACGAGAAGGTTGATGTAGCACAAGAGCTCGCAAATCGTGTTGCAGAACTCGAAGAATCAACAGTCAAGTCAACAGAAGAAGCAGCATCAACGATTGCTTCTCTAACAGAACAACTCAATGCTGCAAAGAAGAACGAAGCAATTCGTAAGATCTGCGAAGGTCTAACTGAAGTGCAGATTGAGAAAATGAAATCGCTCGCAGAGGGCGTGGAGTTCACCACAGAAGGTGAGTTTGATAATAAGCTCGCAACAATCCGCGAGAACTACTTCCCAAGTAAAACAAATGTGAAGAGTGAGGTAAAGGCACTTCAAGAAACAGCTGTTGAAGAGCCAGAAGTAGCAGAAATTCATGGTCTTATGAAACATTATGTAAACGCAATTAGCAAAACGGCTCCAAAAGCCTAATTAACTCATCTTTTTTACGGAGAGAATAAAAATGTATCTTAATGAAACATATGTAAAGAAGTGGGCTCCAGTTCTAGATCATGGCGATCTACCAAAAGTTACTGACCCATACAAGCGTGCAGTTACTGCACTCGTTCTTGAAAACCAAGAGCGCGCCCTCATGGAAGAATCACGCTCAATGCAGAACCTCTGGGAAGCAGGTTCAGTTGCAGGCGGTGGTCTACCAAACAACATCGGTGGTGGTTCATCACCTGTTAATGGTAGCGAAGGCGCAATCAAGGGCTTCGACCCAATCCTAATCGGATTGGTCCGTCGTGCACTACCAAACCTAATGGCTTATGACATCTGCGGCGTTCAGCCAATGACAGGTCCAACAGGCTTGATCTTCGCAATGCGTTCAACATACGCATCTGCAACAGCTCGCGGTGGTGAAGCTCTTTATAACGAAGCAAACACAGGTCACTCAGGTAATGCTGCTACTGGCACACAGTCAACACTATCTGTCAATCCTGGTAATGCTAACTCATCAATCTTCGGTCTTGATAACACTGGTCCTGGCTTCTCAACAGCCTTCGGTGAATCAGCAAACCTAGCACAGATGGGCTTCCAGATCGACCGTGTTGCTGTTACAGCAAACACTCGTGGTCTACAAGCATCCTACACACTAGAGTTGGCACAAGACCTCAAGGCAATTCACGGTCTCGACGCAGAAACAGAATTGACAAATATCTTGTCAACAGAAATTCTCGCAGAAATCAACCGCGAAGTCGTTCGTACTGTTTATGCAACTGCTAACGCAGGTATCACAAACAATGCAACAGGTAATGTCTTCAACCTATCTTCCTCAAGCGACACAAGCGGTCGTTGGCAGGTTGAGAAGTACAAGTCACTCTTGTTCGCAATCGAAAGAGCAGCCAACAAGATTGCCAAGGACACTCGTCGCGGCAAGGGCAACCTAGTAATCGTCTCAACAGATGTTGCTTCAGCTCTCGCAATGACTGGTCTTCTTGACTACAACTCAGCACTAACAGGTCAAACAAGCCTAACAGTTGACGACACAGGCAATACCTTCGCAGGTACGCTATTCGGTCGCATCAAGGTCTATGTTGATCCATATTCTGTTTCTGGTACAGA